TCCTGTACGAAGCGTGCTTCTTGTCCAGCATCGGGAACATCTCGGAAGAGATTCACAGCACGGCGCACGACCTCTGGGAGGCTCTCGAATTCGTGGGTGTTGAACCCGCTGACTTGGACACGCTTCACTGATGGCCTCGCTGACCACTGAATCTGTGGTCTACATTGTTATCCACAGTTCAAATACAAAACCAAGGCAGAAAGTCAACAAGGCTTTCATCGAACGCCAGCATCGCCTTAAAGGGCGCCTGTGGGTCGGCTATCACTTCATCCTAGACCGCAAGGGGAACATCGAAACGGGCCGCTCACTGGACCAAATCGGTGCCCACGCTCCGGGATTCGATAGTCAATCCATCGGCATCTGCTTGGCTGGCGGTATGGACCAGGAAGGCAGCCCCGCAGACAACTTCACGAAGGACCAGCGGGAGAACCTTCTGACTCTCCTAACGTATCTCCACACGCAGTTCCCGCAGGCAATCGTAGTGGGGCATAGGGACCTCCCTAACGCCACCACAAGCTGCCCGCAGTTCTCGGTCAAGCAGTTCCTCCAGGAGTCTGGATATGTTCACCCGCTTTAAAGCATGGCTGAGCGAGGAGCTCCGCAAGCTGTTCGACCAGCCGTACATCCGCACTTCCTTCACCTACTAAGTCCTCTCTAGGCGGTCCCGATGCCCTCGCTGGGCAGGGATACACATATTCAAGGAGTTCCACTTGTCATTCATTCTCGTTTTGTTCCTGTACGCAGGCTCGTTTTCCAAGGGAGACAGCGTGGCCCTCACCAGCGTCCCCGGCTTTGCCACTGAGGCTGCCTGTGTGGCTGCTGGCGATAAGTCGCAGGCCCTTGTAAAGAACACCCTTAAAGACGCTCGCTTCATCTGCGTTCAATCCAAATGAGCCGCCCCATCACTGAGCGCGAGGGTCTCTTCATCGTAGCCCTCGTATGTGTCACCACAGCAGCGAACTTCGCGCTGTACTTCCACCTCATCTAAGGATCAGACCATGAGCAAGTCAGTCAGCAACAACGTGTTCAAGAAGAAATCGGGCATCCAGAACATCCAGGCTTATCTGGAGTCCGGCCGCAGCATCACCCCTCTGGAAGCCCTGAGCAACTTCGGCATCTTCCGGTTGGCTACGGCCATCGATACGCTCCGCAAGCGTGGTATGCCCATCGAAACGGAGATGAAGAAGGACCCGAACGGGAAGACCTATGCGCGCTATGTGCTGGGTGAAGAGAAGGTCGAAGCGGTGGTTCCGCAATTCAACGTGGGTGACCGCGTACTGGTCGTAGGCAACTACTACCCAGAACGAAAGGGCAAGACGGCTGCTGTGGTCAAAGTCTACACAGACGGTCCGTACCCCTGCCGTGCGCTGGTTGATGGGGAAGAGCGCGCCTCACTCTACCTCGCTGAAGAACTCACCCTGGCCCCCGCAGAGGCCCCCAAGAAGGAACTGAAGGTGGGCGCTCGGGTTCGCTCCCGCCTGAGTCTGGAAGAGGCGCTGGGAACGGTCATCAGCATCGACAGCTACGAGTGGCCTGTGCGGGTGGCGCTGGACAACCTGGACGGCGACGTGGGGCGCTTCGATGCCCATGAACTGGAGGTCATCTAATGACCACCCTCCGCACCGCATTCGAAGACGCCATTGAACTAACGGCCCCCACGGACCTCAGTGTGCGCATCTGGGAGGCCCTCCTGAAGAAGCCTAAGACATCCCGTGACACCCAACGCGGCTACTCGACCACCATCGGGTTCCGCACGTACAGCCAACTGAAGAACCAAGGGGTACTGGAATGACCAACTCCCAAGCTACATACATCTCCGAACTCGAAGACTCCATCGTTGAAGCGGAGTGGGAAGTAGAGGACCTGAAGGCATCCATCCGTGAAGCTGCGGAGGAAGGCGGGGATACCTGGATTTTCTCGCAGATGCTTGAGCACGCTGAGCAGACCCTTCACGCCCTTCAAGAGGACCTCGATGTGGCTGAAGAGGCCTACGACCGCTGATGACTGAAAGCGAGTTCCTCCAACATGAGCCGTGCCCTTCCTGTGGTAGCTCGGACGGGCTCGCTCGATACACCGATAACCACGCGTACTGCTTCGTCTGTAAGCACCGCGAGAGGGGCTCCGAAGATGGGGCTGTAGAACACACCCCAAGGAAGCCAATGGCAAAAGACCTGATTCTGGATGGAGAAGTAAAGGCCCTCAGCAAGCGCAAGCTCAGCGAGGAAACCTGTAGGAAGTTCGGGTACACCGTGGGGACCAGCAGTAAGGGCAACACGGTTCAACTGGCGCCGTACTTTGATGGGCAGCAGATGGTTGCCCAGAAGATGCGGGACGCTGACAAGAACTTTGTCACGCTCGGAGACTTCAAGAACGCTGGCCTCTTCGGTCAGCAACTCTGGAGGGATGGCGGCAAGAAGGTGGTGGTAACGGAAGGCGAGATTGACTGCATGACCGTCTCCCAGCTCCAAGGCAACAAGTGGCCTGTTGTCTCCGTACCTAATGGGGCACAGGGGGCCAAGAAGTCCCTGCAGAAGCACCTTGAGTGGCTTGAGCAGTTCGAGGAAATTGTGTTGCTGTTCGATATGGACGAACCGGGGCAAGCAGCGGTAGCCGAATGTGCCCCACTGTTCACTCCCGGCAAGTGCAAGGTGGCCAGCCTCCCGAACGGCTTCAAGGACCCGAACGAGATGCTGCTGGCAGGTAGGGGTTCCGAAGTCATCGATGCTGTATGGGGTGCCAAGACGTACCGCCCTGATGGCCTTGTGCGCATCGGGGACCTCCGCGAGAAGCTCCGCACCCCGGTGGTTATGGGCCTCCCCTGGTTCCTCCCCGAGCTCACTGAGTGGACCTACGGCCGCCGCTATGGGGAAATTTATGGGGTTGGTGCAGGTACTGGAGTAGGCAAGACCGACTTCCTCACCCAACAGATTGATTACGACATCAACGTACTCAAGCAGCGGGTGGGCACCATCTTCTTGGAGCAGCAGCCTGATGAAACAGTGCGGCGGGTGGCAGGGAAGATGTGCGGCAAGCGGTTTCACGTACCCAACGCTGGGTGGACGCAGGAGGAACTAGATGAGGCCGCTGACAAGCTGGAGCACGAAGACCTGCTGCTTCTATACGACTCCTTTGGGGAGACCGAGTGGGATGTTGTGAAGGCCAAGGTGCGGTTCATGGCTGTCTCCGATGGCATCCGCATTATCTACATCGACCACCTCACGGCGATGGCGGACACCGCTGATGAGAAGGGCAGCCTTGAGCAGATCATGAAAGAGATGGCAGGGCTCGCTAAGGAGCTCAACATCATCATCATCTTCGTGTCCCACTTGACCACCCCCGAGAAGGGCAAGAGCCACGAGGAAGGTGGCCGGGTAACCATCCGCCACTTCAAGGGCTCCCGTGCAATTGGCTTCTGGGCGCACTACCTCTTCGGCCTAGAGCGCGACCAGCAGGCTGAGGAAGAGCGGCTCCAGCAGGTGACCACCCTCCGAGGACTCAAGGACCGCTACACAGGTCAGGCTACCGGGAAGGTCCTCTACTTAGGGTACACGGCCGAGACTGGCATGTTATTCCCGATTGATGGCAACCCATTCGAAGACGAGACCCAGGGCAAGAAGTCCCATTGGGACGAAGACGCACCTTTCTGAGCACCCTAGATGAAACAGAAGATTAGCCAGTGGACCGTGCGGCACCGTGAGCAAACCGTAGCGGGCCCGTGGACCACCCGCGCTATGGCTACTGCCCACATTGCGAAGGCGGTCCGTGACAACCCAGCCGTGAGCGTAGACCAGTACCAGATTGTGGAAGTGGTCTACCAACTCGAAGGCTTCAACTACTACCAACCGAAACTAGATTGAACTTCACATACAGCAAGAACGGCTTGGCACTCACGAAGCAATTCGAGGGGTGCAAGCTGACCGCGTATCAAGACTCAGTGGGTGTATGGACCATTGGCTACGGCCACACGGGCTCAATCGTCAACCGCATGGGAGTAGTTATCACCCAAGCACAGGCGGACTCCTTGCTCATGCAAGACATCGCTCGCTTTGAGGACGGAGTGAACAAGTTGGTTAAGGTTCCCCTCAACCAGAACCAGTTCGATGCCTTGGTGGACTTCTCGTTCAACCTCGGGCTGGGCAATCTGGGTAGCTCCACGCTGCTCAAGAAGCTCAACGCTGGGGACATCAAAGGGGCAGCGGAAGAGTTCCTGAGATGGGATAAGGCTGGCGGGAAGGTTCTCGCTGGGCTGACCAGACGCAGGAAAGCAGAGCGGGACTTGTTCCTGAGCTAAGTAACACACAAGCAAGTACACAAGGGCTGCCTTCGGGTGGCCCTTTTCATTTTCTAAAGCTACTCGATAGGGAGAGCGTATGCGATTCGATGACAACCCGCTGGAGATGACTCCGCGTGAAGCATGGCTGGAAATGCAGTACCTGAAGCTGAAGGGCGAGAACGAGTACCTGAAGCAAGCGAGTGGGCAGCGTTACAGCATGGCCGAGCCCCCTGAGACTCTGTATATGGACCGCAACATCCGTGTACTGCAACTGGCTGCCGAGTGCCGAGCAGTTAACGATGTCCAGCGGGATGGCCTCCACGTGATGGTCCGCAGCAACACAACCGAATTCGGGGAGACAAGCCTAAAGTACTTCGTCTCTAACATGGCCCTGTACACAGCGCGGGACCGGGCAGCGGTAATGACTGACATGCACAAGAAGGTGGTCTTTGATATTGGCCGCCATCTCTGGGATGTCAAATGAGGTTCATCGCTGACATCGAATCGAATGGGTTCCTGGACAAGGTAACCACCATTCATTGCTTGGTCCTCAAGGACCTCGACACAAGACAACATCACCGCTTCAACCACCTGCATGGGGGCCGCAGCATCGAAGAGGGCCTCGCCCTGCTGCAGAAGGCGGACCTCGTGGTGGGTCACAATTGGATTTCGTTTGACTACCCGGTTATCCAGAAGCTCTACCCCGGGTTCACTCTGGATGAATCCAAGGTCCTCGATACGCTGGTAATGGCCCGCCTCATCTACCCGGACCTCTGGGACATCGATACGGCCCTCTACGAGAAGGGCAAGCTCCCCGGCAATCTCCGTAAGCGCCAATCGTTGGAGGCCTGGGGTCACCGTCTGGGGCTCCATAAGGGGGACTACTCGGCTGAGATGAAGGCTAAGGGCTTGGACCCGTGGGAGTGCTGGAACATGCCGATGGAGGACTACTGCTGTGGCGATACGGATGTAACCGAGGCCCTGTTCAAGAAGCTGGAGGGGAAGAACTATTCCCAGATGGCTATCGAACTGGAGCATCAGGTGGCCTGGATCATCACCGCACAGGAGCGCCGTGGGTTCTCTTTCGACAAGGACGGGGCCGCCAAGCTGCTGGCTACGTTGGTCAAGGAGAAGCTCAAGATGGAAGAGGAGCTCACCGAAGTATTCAAGCCAATGTGGATGCGCGATGGGAAAATCTTCACCCCGAAGCGTGCTGACAAGAAGCGCGGCTATGAACCGGGTGTCCCCTTCCAGAAGATCAAGCTCACCGAGTTCAACGCCACGAGCCGTGACCACATCGCCCTCTGGCTGAAGCGCCTCTATGGCTGGACTCCGCTGGAGTTCGGCAAGGACGGGAAGCCCACGGTTGACGAAGAGGTCCTCGCAAAGCTGCCCTACAAGGAAGCTGAGGTGCTCGTGAAGTACCTCATGATTGGCAAGCGGCTGGGCCAGTTGGCTGAGGGCAAGGAAGCATGGTTGAGGCACGAGAAGAACGGGCGCATCCACGGTTCCGTAATGACCAACGGAGCGGTCACTGGGCGCATGACCCACAGCAAGCCTAACGTTGCTCAGGTCCCCAGCGTGAAGGTGGACAAGGCGGGCAACAAGCTGCTGGGCATGGAAGGCGGGTACGGAGTGGAGTGCCGCTCGCTGTACCGCGCAACCCCGGGCATGGCTCTGGTGGGCACTGACCTCTCAGGCATCGAGCTTCGCTGCTTGGCCCACTACATGGCCCGCTGGGATGGTGGCGCCTATGGTGAGGTCCTGCTGAACGGGGACATCCACACGGAGAACCAGAAGGCTGCTGGCCTCCCCACGCGGAACAACGCCAAGACGTTCATCTATGGGTTCCTCTACGGGGCCGGTGTGGAGAAGATTGGTTCCATCGTGGGCAAGGGGCGGGCTGAAGGAACCAAGCTCCGCAACAAGTTCCTGGCCTCCCTCCCCGCACTGAAGAGTCTCATCGATGCAGTACAGGCCAAGGCCAAGTCCGCTGGTGTTCTCATCGGCCTCGATGGTCGGCTCCTCCACGTTCGCTCTGCCCACTCCGCACTCAACACGCTCCTTCAAGGGGCTGGTGCTGCTATCGCTAAGCGCTGGTTGGTGGAGGTTGACCTTGGGCTGAAGGCGGCAGGCATCCGGGATGTGGTCCACCAAGTAGCCCACGTCCACGATGAGGTTGAACTGGAGTGCCCTGTGGAGCTGGCAGAGCAGGTCGCTCGGATTACTCGGGAAGCGGCTGCCCGTGCTGGTGAGTTCTACAAAATCCGTATCCCTATCGCTGCTGAGTCCCACATTGGGGACACCTGGGCGAACGTTCACTAACCAAAGGACACAAGCATGTTAAACAAACTCAAGGGGTTCCTCCAGGGATTCCAGAGCCTCTCGATGTGGGAGGCGCAGTCGATGATTCCGCGCAAGGAACCGCAGCCCACCGATGCCAAGGATGTCCTCACTGAAGTCATCCAGCGTGCTCAATCCGGGGGCTTCAGTCTCCAGAACGATTACGCACGGACCAACGCTCAGGTGGTCGCTATGGCTGCCTCTTGTGGGTACATCACGACCGAGCAGAAGCGTGGCTCGTTTGGCCGCAAGTGGTTGGCTACAAGGAAAGGTAAGGCTTACCTGGAGGTGAACTGATGTTCCCCCTATCGCTCCCCCTCAAGTGGATTGCTGGGGGTCTCCTAGCCCTCCTCATCCTCGCCATCGGCTACTTCTCAGTCCACACCTACACCACCACAGTCCACCAGAACGGGCAGCTACAGGCCGCTAACGTGACCCTGAAGGCTGACTCTGCGAAGGCTTCAAGTGCTACGGAAGTGGCCGTGAAGAAGCTCCAGCAGTTCGACACCATCATCCAGAAGAAGGTAACGAATGAACAACACATCCAGCAAGACACTGCCCAGTTCGTCAATGCGCGCAAGCAGCTCGGTGTGCAGAGCGTGGCTGTTGATGCTTGGGCTACCGCTGCTGTGCCTGCTGCTGTCATTAGCAGCCTGTGTGAGCGCACCGCAATCCGTAGCTCCGATTGTCACCGAGACCAAGACAGTCCAAATCCCGCAAGCACTGACCTCCCCCACTGAGCCCGCTATCTGCAGGCTGGAAACCAACGGGGACTTGGTGGACTGCATCAAGGCGTACGACAACCAATTGCTCTCGTGCAATGCCGATAAGGCGAGCATCGAAGAGTTCCAGAAGGAGCCTAAGTGACCTCTGCTCAGCTCCTCGCATTCCACACCCAAGAACTCCTCGAAGCCCACCGCCAGTTGTCCTTGGCTGGCGTCATCACCCACCTCAACGGCCAGCGACTGACCATCAGCCAACGCTGTGCAATCGCACGGGAAGCGCTGGTTGCCTGGGGGTCTACCAAGTCGGTCCTTACAAAGGCTATGCAATGAACCTCTTTGACGCAATCACATTCGCCCGTGCAGCCATGCACACCTCGGGCACCATCGTGCTGGACACTCGGGCACGGAAGATGGTCGCCAAGGTTTCCGATGACCTCAACTCCCGGATGATTGCGGAGGCGTACAACAAACTCGCAGAGTTCCACAAGGAGTTACGGGCATGAACCTGTTCGATCAATTCGAAGAAATCCTCAGCAAGCTCAAGGATGCTGGAATCATGGGAGCCCTCATCGCGGGGGGTGCTTGCCGCGACCACATCCTGGGCCGCCCCGTAAAAGATGTGGATGTCTTCGTGCCCTCGCAGCCGAACATCGATGTGAAGCTGGCGCAAGCCTTTGGGGCCTTCAACGTGAGCCCCATCATCGCCGCAGAGTACGCAGGTGCGGGTGGCGAGGTGGAGCACGTCTACGAGATTCAAGAGGAAGACGCGGACCCCTTCGCTCCCCATCCGTTGGAGCATGTGCCCGTTCAGGTCATCGTACTGGCACCTGGGCTGAACCCAGTTGAACGTGCTGCGCACCATGACTTTGGCATCTGCCAAGCGTGGTATATCGGAGGTCGCGTCTTTAGTTGGACCGAAGCGTTCCACTTGGACATGCAATTCAGGACGTTCACCCTCAGCCAGTGTGAGGACCAGCAGCAGTTCGACCGCTCGATGCGCAGGTGGACCGGGAAGTTTGCCAAGCGGTTCCCTGAGTTCTCTCTGCATATCCCGGTGGGGTTCCATCACTTTGACCAGCAGGTGTTCGGTTGAAGACCACCCTACTCTTGGATGCGGACATCTTCGCCTTCCGAATCGCTGCCACCTCCCAGAAGGCCTACAAGTTCGATGGGGATGACGGCCCGGTGAGCCTGCAGGTGGATGACTGGGAGGATGTCTACCCCCGCGTGGATGAGGTCTTCGCCAACGTGAAGGCGCACCTCAAGGCCGATGAGCTAATCGTCTGCCTTTCCTGCAAGACTGAGGAAGGCTTCCGCTTTGGCATCTACCCGGACTACAAGCAGAACCGGAAGGGCACCGCGCGGCCTGCCTACCTTCAGCCTTTGAAGGAGTACATGGCTGAGAAGTACCGCACCTACTGGAAGGGCACCCTTGAGGCGGATGACTGTATGGGGATTCTCTCCACGCATCCCACACTGGTCCCGGGTAAGAAGGTGATTATTTCGGAAGACAAAGATATGGCGACGGTCCCAGGGTGGCTCTACAACCCCGCCAAGGACACCAAGCCGCGCCTCATCTCAGAGGAACAAGCAGAGTACTTCCACATGTACCAGACCCTCGTTGGGGACTCCACGGACAACTACAAAGGTTGCCCTGGGATTGGCCCCGTGAAGGCTGAGAAGCTCCTGAAGGAAGCCCACCCGGCTGGCCTATGGGACATCGTGGTGGGAGCTTATGAAGCTAAGGGCCTCACCGAAGAAGATGCACTCCTGCAGGCGCGGCTTGCCCGCATCTGCCAACACACCGACTACGATTTTAAGAAGGCTCAGGTAATTTTATGGAACCCGTAAAGAACGATAAGACGTGCCTTGATTGTGTGCATGGGAAGGTCGATGTCACCAACGGTGGCGTTCGCTGCACCCAGCACGATAAGCACGTGGTGCAGTGGTTCTCAACCCCGGCAAGCTGCCTCAACTATAAGGACCCGGTGTAATGGAACGAGATTGCAATACGTGTGCTGTGCATACGCAGGGTTCAAGCGTTGATGAGGTGGAGCCTTGCTGCTGGACTTGCTGCGCCTCGGAGACTCACGGCGGTCCTGTGCTCCCCCAGTGGGAGCCGATTGAGTTCGTCAAGGCCACTCCGGGGTGGTGCCCCAATTGTGGGGTTGGAATGGACCCGCAAACCAGTGTCTGCCCCAATGGAAGCTGCAGCCACGTATCTGAACTGATGGGTGGACTTGACGCCCTCCATCGGCAAATCGGTGGGGCGCACTACAAGGGCCTGAAGATTCAACCGATGGAATACTCGGTTGCCAATGGCCTCAACGCATGTGAGCACACGGCCATCAAGTACATCACCCGGAAGAAGGGCGATAAGGCGAAGCGCTTGGAGGACTTGGACAAGGCAATCCACTCCATCGAGCTTCTGAAACAGTTCATCGAAGACGGCACTTTGGTGGATTAACTCGATTCCCGCAGATGCTTACTGGCTCGGCATCTGCGGGATTTAGGGGTCTTAACCCTCACTCTCGCAGTATGCCGAAAAATGTATATAAGGTTACTTAAGATATGTCCACGGCATCCGTAACTCTCTCCGAACAAATCGGACAGCTTCTCTCACCTGAGCTCCTCAGGCTTCTTGATGAGCTGCTCCCTCTCAGCCTTCCCAATCCTAACGACCCACCATCCGTGATGTGGTTAAAGGTAGGGCAGCGCTCCATGATCGAAACCCTGCACGCGAAGTACGCAGAGGTGAACGACCCCTCCTGAGGTAATCCCCACCATGTGCAGCGCCCCCAGCGCCCCGAAGCAGCAGACTGTGGCCCCGGCCCAGACCCCGGCTCCGATGGCTAACCCTGAGAACACCGCTAGTACCAACACTGCAGGTGGTCAACGGGCTGCCTCAACGGGCCGTAACGCTCTCCGTATCGACCTCGCTACACCCGCAGCATCGGCTGCATCTGGCCTGACGATTCCGAAGTAATGGGTGACGTTACCGCCAGTCTCAAGGCACGGTATGACAAGCTCAGCACTGACCGCCTTACGTTCTTGGAGCGTAGCCGGGACTGTGCGAAGCTGACCATCCCCACCTTACTCCCCCCAGAGGGCTCCACTAGCTCCACCAAGTTCCCCACTCCGTACCAGTCTTTCGGTGCCAGAGCGGTGAACAACTTGGCAGCTAAGCTCCTCCTAGCATTACTCCCCCCGAACTCCCCGTTCTTCCGCCTCGTGGTGGATGACGTGACCATGCAGAAGCTCACTGGCCGCCAAGACATGCGCGCCCAGATCGAGAATGCACTGAGCGGGATGGAGCGGTCAGTCATGACCAACATCGAAACAAGCACTATCCGCACCTCGGCATTCGAAGGTATCAAGCTGCTGCTCGTTACGGGCAACGTGCTGTTCTTCTTGGCCCCTACAGGCGGCATGAAGACCTTCCGGTTGGACCGTTACGTGGTCAAGCGGGACCCTATGGGCAACGTCTTGGAACACATCACGAAAGAGTGTGTGTCCCCGATGGAGCTCCCTGAGGGCATCCGTGAGTCCGTACTGGCGAACAAGAAGGCTGATGACAACGAAGATGTGGTGGATGTCTACACCAGCGTGAAGCGCACCAAGAGTAACTGGGAGGTCTATCAAGAAGCCAATGGCATCGAGATTCCCGGCTCGCGTGGCTCGTATCCGCTGGGCAAGTCTCCGTGGATTCCCCTCCGCTTCATCGCAGTAGATGGCGAAGACTATGGCCGCAGCTTTGTGGAAGAGTACCTGGGTGACATCAAATCCCTCAACGCTCTCCGTAAGGCCATCGTTCAGGGCTCCGCTGCTGCAGCCAAGGTCCTCTTCCTGGTCAAGCCTAACTCCACCACCAAGCTCCGAGTGCTCACTGAGAGCGAGTCAGGTGCCGTGAAGGAAGGTAACGCTGAAGATGTGACTGTGCTGCAGATGCAGAAGCAGGCTGACTTCGCCATTGCCAAGCAGACGTGCGACACGATTACCCAAGAGCTTAGCTTTGCCTTCCTCCTGAACACCGCCATCCAGCGTAATGGTGAGCGGGTGACAGCCGAGGAAATCCGATACATGGCTAACGAACTGGAGAGCTCACTGGGCGGTGTCTACTCGACACTGAGCCAAGAGTTCCAGTTGCCCCTCGTACAGCGAGTGATGTTCCAGATGGAGCGCCAAGGGAAACTCCCGGTGTTGCCTGAAGGAACCGTTAAGCCTGCCATCACCACAGGCATTGAGGCTATCGGACGTGGCAATGACCTCACGAAGCTGCAGCAGTTCATGACCTCCCTTGAGCAACTTGGTCCGCAAGTGGCACCCACCTACGTCAACATGGGTGACCTTATCAAGCGCACCGGGGCATCTCTGGGTATCGACATGAACGGCCTGATTAAGACCGATGAGCAGATTGCCGCAGCAGAGCAACAGGCTCAGATGCAGAACATGCTTCAGACATTGGGACCCAACGCTGTGAACCAGATGGGTGGTCTCGCTAAACAACACATGCAGGGCCAGCAGGCAGCCCCCGCACCACAAGGACAGTAACATGGCAGACGCAATTCCCCTCGGCAGTGAACCCTCGGCTCCGGTAGAGGTAGCCCCGAAGAAGGCCAAGGCTCCCGCTAAGGTCCTCGAAGATGGCTTCTCGATTCCTGAAGGCGCAGTTCAGTTGGACTCGCACGAAGCCTACCGGGTAGACAATTGATGAGCCAAGAGAACGCAGCAGCCGCACAAGCCCCCGCCAATCAACCGGCACCGGGGACCCCCGAGTACGATGCAGCGATGGCCGCGAAGTACGATGCAGCCTCGGGCAATGCTCCGCAAGCAGAAGCCCCGCAACGCCCCGCTCACGTTCCCGAGAAGTTCTGGAACCCTGAGACTGGTGCAGTAGACACCGAAGCGTGGGCGCGCTCGTACACCGAACTGGAACAGAAGCAATCCCAAGGTAAGCCCGCAGAGGCCCCGGCTGGTGAAGCTCCTGCAGCACCGGATGCGGCAGCCGAAGCCCTGGAATCGAAGGGCCTGAACCTCGCTGACTTCAGCACGGAGTTCGCTCAGGCAGGCAACCTCTCGGAAGCCTCGTACCAGAAGCTCGAAGCCGCTGGCATTCCGAAGCCGATGGTGGACGCCTACATCGCTGGTCAGCAAGCTCTAGCCACGCAAGTCCGCGCACAGGGCCTTGAAGCTGCAGGCGGTGAGGAACAGTTCAACGCTATGGCAACGTGGGCCAAGAACGGCCTTACCGCTGGTGAGCTCGATGCCTACAACCAAGCGGTCACCACGGGTTCTGTGGATCAAGCCAAGCTGGCTATCTCGGGTCTCCGCGCGCGCTATGAGGCAGCCAATGGCCGCGAACCGCAACTCCTTGGTGGTGGCAATGCCAACGCTGGGAATGCTGGCTATGGTTCACGGGCTGAGATGGTGCGTGATATGTCGGACCCGCGCTACTCGAAGGATGAAGCCTACCGAAAGTCGGTGGAAAATAAACTCGCTGTAACTACGGCCTTCTAACATGCCCTCTCTGGATGCCAATAAGGGCTCCACGGTGAACGCTTCTGGAACCAAGATTGCTGCTGCTGTTGCACTCGGCAGTGGCAAGCTGGACACCACGAAGGCGGTCAACGATGCCCATACCTTTGTCAAAGTAGGTAACCTTCAAGTCAACGTCAAGACTGCCATTGCAATGGGAATCTTGGCGCGCAATGCAAGTGACACACTGGTTGAACTGAACGGGGCTACGGCTCCCACGGTTACTACCAAGTAGTACCGCAGTACCCATCTCAAGCAAACAAAGCTAGGAACACTTGGCCTTCCCGAGGGAAGATAACCCTGCACACGTCCACGCCTAAGTCTGCTCTGAAGTGAACCCTCCAAGGCCACCCTCTCGCTGCTCCCGCAGCTATGGCCGCTCTTTCATTTCATTCTGGATTTATCTCAAATGGCAAACGCAACAGTCCTGGCCGGTGGTCAGATTAACGGTGCAGGCGCAACTGATGCCCTGTTCCTCAAGGTTTATGGCGGTGAAGTTCTCACGGCGTTCGATCAGAACAACGTGGTTATGCCGCTGCATACCGTCCGCACTATCTCGTCTGGTGAATAAGCAGTTCACTCTTGCCTGACGTTAAACACCGCGTTAATTGCTAGGACACCCCTCAGGGGCAATCAGCAGCCAAGCCTGACCTAACGGCAGGAAGGTTCAACGACTATCCCGAAAGGGAGTAGGGAGAATGCTCTCCCCAAACGCGCGGCACTATCTTAAAAGGAAATAGCAATAGCAAAATGACGACGAAGGTCTGTCGTATCTGCCGGACTGAAAAGCCGCTTAGCGAGTATTATCAAAGGGACTCCGGTGTCCACAGAAACGAATGTAAAGAGTGCACGAAAGAACTGCACAGGTATCGTACGTTCGGAATCTGCAATGCTAAGTATGATGAAATGCTAACCGCCCAGCATGGTAAATGTGCAATCTGTGAAAGCGTGCTGAATAGCTCGCGCTACACAAAGCTTGCCGTTGACCATGACCACAAAACCGGTAAGGTTCGTGGACTTCTATGTATGAATTGCAACACTGGCCTAGGACTGTTTAAAGACAGCCCGATTCGGATTCAGAATGCAATCGCTTACCTAGAGCGGTCTGGTAGTAAAGATATAGTCTGAGCTGTATGGCGACATACAGGTGGGTTAATTCCCCGGTAAGGACTCGCAACCCTTATTGAACATCGCACTGAAGAGTGCACAATTCCCGGCAACGTGGCGCGTCACGGGTGGTTACCACACCGCAGGTACGGAAATCGTTGGTCAGACTTCGAACCTCGCAGAACGCATTATCACCATCGATGACCTCTTGGTATCGAGCGTGTTCATTGCTGACATCGATGAAGCGAAGTCGCACTTCGATTACCGTAGCACCTACTCGGCTGAAACGGGCCGCTTCCTGGCAGCAAACTGGGACAAGAACGTGATGCAGGTTATGGCTCTCGCAGCCCGTGCTTCGGCTACGGTTACGGGTGCTGTTGGCGGCACGGTTCTCACCTCGGCCACCACGCTGTACAAGACCTCGGCAACGGACCTCGCTGCTGGTATCTACGCTGCAGTTCAAGCGTTCGATGAGAAGGACATTCCGATTACCTCGGAGCGTAACGCTCTCGTGCGTCCGGCTCAGTACTACCTCCTGGCGCAATCGACCGCACTGGTCAACCGCGACTGGGCAGAAGGCAATGGTAACTACGGCACGGGCAAGCTGCTGAAGATTGGTGGTGCAAACATCATCAAGACGAACCACGTCCCGAGCACGAACGTCACCACGGGTCCGACCGCTTATCAGGGTGACTTCACGAAGACCGCTGCCATCATCACCACGAAGGAAGCAGTGGGCACGGTAAAGCTGCTCGACCTGAGCATGCGGATGTCGTACGACGAGCGCCGCTTGGGCACGCTGATCGTGAGCAAGTACGCGGTTGGGCACGGGCTCCTTCGCCCGGAGTGCGCAGTTGAACTCGTCACGACCACGTAATACACAGTAGTACCCATAGGGGGATTCGCTTAATTGCGGGTCCCCCTTTTTTCGTTTACCACTCAAGGGATTCCCCAATGGCATCCGCATTAATGACCGAACTCGAAGCCGTGAACATGTGTCTTGCGGCCATCGGAGAGTCTCCGGTTAATACCCTACTCAATACCGGCCTCGCTGATGTCTCATCGGCTCAGGCGAAGCTTACGGAATTCAGCCGTACCATCCAGTCTAACGGCTGGGCATTCAACACCGAACTCAACTACCCGCTTCTCCGTGGCCCCGATGGAACCATTACGGCCCCCATCAATGCCCTCTCGGTCTCCACTGATGCCGGCGTGACTGATGCGGTTATCGCTCAACGTGGCCTAAAGATTTACGACAAGAAGGCCCACACCTACATCTTCACGAAGGACCTCACGGTCAACCTGATTCTCTTCCTGGACTGGGATGAGCTCCCCCAGGCGGCCCGCCAGTACATCGCAGTCTGCGCAGCGCGGTCCTTCCAAGGCACCAACCTGAGCTCCGATACGCTGGACAAGCTCACCCAGGATGATGAACTGAGGGCGCTGGTTGCACTCAAGGACGCTGAGGGTGACAACGGGGACTTCAACATGTTCAACGATAGCTACTCAGTGGCATCCGCATGGCAACGTCCGGGCGCGGGGGTGGTCTACTGATGGCCTTGATTGACCACAGCATCCCCAGCCTGTTCAATGGAGTTAGCCAGCAACCCGCTACACAGCGGAACGACTCTCAGGCTGAACTGCAAGAGAACGCGTACCCGACCATTGCTACCGGCCTACGCAAGCGCCCGCCCCTGAAGTACCTCGCTAAGTTGACATCGACCATCAACAGCTCGGCTGCGGTCCACGTCATCAACCGCTCCACCACAGAGCAGTATGCGGTGTTTGTCAGCAACGGCAGCCTCCAGGTATTCAGCCTTCTGGATGGCACCCCGCGAACCGTAGCGTTCCCCTCAGGGACCACCTACCTAGCCACTACGGACCCCCGCGCTGACTTCGCGTTTGTCACGGTAGCTGATTACACCTTCGTGCTCAACAGGTCCATCCCGGTGCGCCTCGGTGCGGCATCGGCAGCCAACCCGGTGAACGTGGGCTACTTCGCTGTTGTCTTAGCGGAGCCTGGGATCATCTACACGGCAACGGTTGATGGTCACTTCGTGAGCTACACGAGCCCCACCAGTGGTGTCATCGATACGCAATCCATTGCCATCCAGTTGCAGACTCTTCTGTCCGCATCGCTGGGGGCAGGCTACACCGTGGATGTGCGCCCGAACTCCTCAACGGTCCACGTGGTCCGTCTGTCTGGGGCTGCTGTCTCTGTGGACTGTGCGGATGGCTACGCGAACACCGCAACGCTGAACCTCACCAAGACCGTCACCTCGTTCTCCAAGCTTCCCCCTACGTTTGAAGTAGGGTACACGGTGCACATCTCTGGTGACCCCTCGGGCGGCTCCAGTGACTATTACGTGGCGTGGAACAATGGCGCATGGACTGAGTTCCCCCGGCCAGTGCAGGGCAACTCCATCAGCGTGGGGACGATGCCTTGGCAACTCGTTCGCCAATCTGATGGGACGTTCAGCTTCGCCCCTGTGACTTGGGCGGACCGACTGGTGGGCGATGATACGAGCAACCCGCTCCCCTCGTTCATCAACCGCACCATCTCTGACATCTACTACTACCGTGGGCGCCTTGGGTTCCTCGCTGATGAGAACGTGTGCATGTCACGCGGAGGGGAGTATTACAACTTCTTCGCCAAGTCAGCGACCGCAGTTCTCGATACGGACCCCATCGATACCAACGTGGGGACCAACAAGGTCTCTATCCTGAAGTTCGCTGTGCCCTTCAATAAGAGCTTGCTACTCTTCTCGGACCAGACCCAGTTCCAGGTCACGGGTGGGCAGGAGCTGCTGACCCCCAAGACTATCCGTGCAGATGTCGCTACGGAGTTCGATGGTGGCACCGCAGCGCGCCCTGTAGGTATCGGGCAGGCGGTCTACTTCGGAGTCAAGGCGGGGAACAACACGGGGATGAAAGAGTACTACGTGGATGCCACTACGCTGACTAACGATGCAACAGACATCACAGCGCATGTCCCCACGTATCTCCCCCAAGGGCTCTCCAAGATGGCCGCAAGTTCATCTGAAGATGTCATCTTCTGCTCGTTCGATGCTGAACCGTCCTCGGTCTATGTCTACAAGTTCTACTGGTCAGGCAACGAGAAGCAGCAGTCCGCGTGGAGCAAGTTCACGTTCAATGCTGACACCACGGTGCTGGGCATGGAGTTCATCAACAGCCGTTGCTACTTCGTCCTGAACCGCACCGATGGCACCTACCTTGAGTACATGGACATGCAGCCGAACCTGAGCGATGGCGGGATGGGCTTCACGGTCCACCTGGACCACTTGGTGGGCATCGCTGGGGTCTACAACGCCCCCGGGAACTACACAGACTTCACGTTCCCCTACAGCATCGCAAGCACTGGGTACTCCCTGGTCACGGGCGCCACCTTCACCAACCGGGGGAAGGTTCTCCCCTACACGGTGGTGGGCTCCAACATCGCTCGGGTGGCTGGTCGGTGGGATGCGGCAGGCGGGGCACTCTTCGGGCAGAACTACACGATGCGCTATAGGTTCTCCCAGCAGTACGCGAAGGATGCCAACAAGAACGCGATGACCAGCGGAAAGCTCAAGCTTCGCAGGTTCTTCCTGGACTACACCGACTCTGGCTGCTTCAGAGTGGAGGTGCAGCCAAAGGCGCGGGACACGTACTCCTACCCGTTCACCGGGACCACCCTAGGTTCATCTTCCGCAGTCCTCGGTTCCCCCGCGATGCAGTCAGGGACCTTCAAGTTCCCCGTGCTGACTTCCAACGAGGGCGTCCGCATCGAGATCATCAACGACTCCTGGCTTCCTTCAACCTTCCAGTCCGCTGCATGGGATGCGGAGTTCGTTGTCTTCGGGACCCGCTCATGATTATCCGACCAGCAACAGTGGCCGACTGCATCCGCCTCTTCCCGCTCCTCCGTGAGGGGGACCGTAGGGAGATTGCTTTGGCAACCGGGGATTCCACAGTGAAGGTACTGCTGGATTCCCTGAAGGTCTCAGAGGAAGCATGGGTGGCTGAAGGTGACGATGGGGTACTGCTGGGCGTCTACGGGGTAGCCAATGTGAACGGCATGGGCGGCCCCTGGATGCTCGCCACCCCGGAGGTCTACAGGTACTCCAAGGCCCTAATCAAGGACGGCAGGAAGTGGGTCAAGGGCCTGCTCCTCCGCTACCCGATGCTGTTTAACTTTGTCCACGCGGAGAACACCAAGTCAATCGCTTGGCTCCGCAAGTTGGGCTTCACGATTGGCGAACTGGTTCCCGAGTTTGGGGCTGGCAAAGCCCCCTTCTACTTCTTCCATCAGAGTCCCCATGTGTGAACCAGTAACCATCTCAACGACCACCGCGCTGGCAATCTCGATGGCGGTGTCCGCAGCGAGTGCTGCAGCTTCGTATGTCCAACAATCCGAGAGTGCCCGTAGGCAGACCAATGCAGCGCAGGATGCCTACGATGCCAATGTAGTCCAGATCAAGAACCAGCAGGTGGAAGCGAGCCAAGCGGCCTCTGCCCAGATGTCTGAACGTGCGCGTCAGGCATTGGTGGAGACAGGCCACCTTGACGCACTCGCCAATGAGTCAGGCACCAACGCTGGCGGTTCGAATGACCGAGTAACCAATGAGGCCGACTTCAACGCTGGGACTGACATCGCAACCATGCAGTCCAACGCCTCATCCACACAACGGAGCCTCGCGGACCAAGCGCGTGGAGCGGCAGCACAAGCATCACAGCGCATGTCCGCCATCCAGCAGCCGAGCCTTGTTGGTACAGGCCTCCAGATTGCGGGCTCGGCCATGTCAGCCTACACAGGCCAGCAACGCGCAGCAGCTATGGCAGCAGGGAAGATTCCCGCTTACCAAGGCGCCCAATAACACCACCACTATCCGAGGATAGGAATGCCACCGAATAACCAGCAGCAAATCATGCAGCGCGGTCAGGGCTCCCCTGGTCAACAGGCAGTTAATTTCCAGCCTCAAGAGAGAACTGTAGAGACCTACGCGGGAGCGGGCCAGAACGACCCCACGCTTGCGGGCCTTGTGGATGGCCTGAAGTCCTTCAATCCCGAGCTGCAGAAGTACGCACAGTTTCAGGAGCAACAGGCGGCCACCTCCGCATTCAAGGCAGGCACCGCACAGGGACAACTGGCTGACGCTGGGCTGGTCGATGCACAGACTGGTGGCATCAAAGTTCCTCCCCCGGATGACAGCTACAAGGTGGACCCCGCGTTCTCCCAGACCTTCGCGGCTGGCTACCGGAACTCTGTGGGTGTCAAGATTGGCTCACAGGTCCAGAACGACATCACCTCGGCCTACGCGGAGAACAAGAACAAGGACGGGTTCGACCCGGAACAGTTCCTCCACGAGCAGGTGGCACAGCACACGGCTGGCCTTACGGACCCGGCAATCATCGAGCAGGTTTCCAAGAACGTAGCTGATACCGCCAATGCGGTGCGCAAGGACTACGCTCAGGTGCAGTTCACGCGCCTCAAGGAGACCGCCAACGGGAATATCTCGGCAGCTATGGACTCCGTGATGAGCCCCACAGCGAGTCCCGCAGACATCTACAAGGGTCTCACCACAGTGGCCGAGCCGCTCCGTGGTCAGCTAGGCACGATGACCCGCCCCGAGTTCTGGGATGCCGCACTGGATAAGGTCACCAACCTGTCCCTCAAGGCGGGTGGCCGCCCTGAACTGTTCGATGTGTTCGACCAGAAGGACCCCAATACGGGCCTCACCCCGCTGCAGATGAACCCCAAGCTCCAGTCCGAAGTGGCCCGGATGCGGGAGCACGCGGTTGGGGAGCAGAACAAGCGCATCGAGCAGGGCCAGCAGGTGGACTTCTTCAAGGTGCGCCAGAAGGAGGAGGATGATGCGGATAACGGCGTCCTCCCCTCACAAGACGACATCGCTCACCGCATTGGGCAGCTCGGGATGTTCAAGAGCGGCTCGGAGGCTTCGGCCTACCTAGACCACCTGCAGACCAAGGCAGCCAAAGCGCAGGAGTCGGTGGCAGCGGTCAAGGCCTTAGACAATGGGCAAGGCTGGGCGCTGTCCGGTGAAGCCTACAACAAAGCAATGAATCTGAAGTTGGCTGGCCCGATTGGTACTCTGATGAACTACGCCACCGGAGTGACCTCAGGGGACCCCTCGAAGGACCCCAACGTTCAGATGTCCCTTCAACAATTGGTGCAGACTGGCGCGAGAGCTGGGCGGTCAGAG